TTCAATTCTATAAAATTCTCCATCCTTAACAACCACTGGGTAATCAGCAATTAAAGATTTTACAAGCCTCTTTGCATCACCTCTATCAGATACTCTAGCTGCCTCATCGTATAGTTCTTTAAACGGTGCTGCGGCAGTAGGATCACTCACATCAATACCTAATTCTGAAAGCTCCGAATCCAACTCCTCATCAATTACAGGTTGAACTTCTTGAGACGCATCTTCATCAAATAGTTTGTAGAAACCTTGCAATCCATCAGATGTATCTAAGTTAAACTGACCTTGGCCACCAACTACACGACCATCTCCCCCTAGTTTACCACCCTTAGTAACACCTTTGGCCGTAATAAACACACCTACAGACTCTCCGGCGGGAGTCTGTCCTGTTACGGGAGATCCAAACGTGAAGGTAGTAGGATCGCTTTTTGCCTGTGCTATTAAAGAGTCGGCCTCACCCGTTTGTTCTAGTATTAGAAGGCTCTTATTATGAACCTTGCTGAAGCTTTTTAATAAATCTCTTTTATCCATAACTTATAATAGACAAATAGCCCTCTCCCTTATTTAGAGAGAAGGCTACCCAAATTAGATCTAAGAGGTTAGAAGCCAGCGTCAATCTTGTCGTAGTTCAGGAAGTCGTAGCGGAATGTAACTTCGACAGTGGAGAAATCGTTTGTAGCGTAATTTTTCTCCGAGAACCTAACACCTGTTGGATACACGCCATACATTTCAATAAAGGCATGTGGATCATTGGTATTATCAAGCTCAAGAATGGTCATTTTTGAAGCTTTAAACGACTTGTTTCCCGCACCCCCAGGAGCAGCCAACTTTGTCATATCACCCGTTATTGGATCATAAATGGTCTTAAACCAATTCCAGAGAGTTGGAGTCGTCAATGATAATAACTGATTATCAAAAGTGACGGTTACAGCCTCAGGAGAGAACTTACCAGGGTAGTACATCTTATCATTAAGACGATCCACAACGATGTCATCAACAGCACCACCTACAGGACTTACCTGTTTTGCAGCAGCGGTAAGAATTGGTTGAGTGTTGATAAACTCAGACGGAACTCCGAAGAATTTAATCTCGAATTGATACGAGCGAACAGAGTCGAGCTTGGTAGAAATCTTAGGAAGACTCTTACCCGGCTCAAAGTTTGCTCTGTACTCATTTTTTAAGTAACTATCTACCATGATTATTATTAGTTAATGGTTGCCGATTGGTTAGTGAGGTTAACCTCAAAGACAATCGTTTCAGCAGCCTTGGTGGGTTTAATTGTAACCGAAACCCAAAGCTCGTTTCTATCGACTCTTGCAGGAGTGTTCGTGGTGGAGTCACACTTGACAGCACCTTCAAGAATGGCTCTCCTAGCCAGGAGATCATCAAGGAATGGATTAATTGATTCCTCAACAAGCTCCCACGTAAACTGATCATTAGGTTCAAACTGGAATGGTTTACCAAGCTCAAGAAGCACCTTGCGAATGTAAATCATCAGTCTACGAACGTTAACTCGGTCAAGGGCAGTAGGCGCTCTCTGCGTTGTTTTTTGACCAAATATTGTTATGCCCGTGCTAGGATCATTGGTTATTGGGTTAATTGCATTAGCATACAGAGAATCTTTATCCCCCTGGTTAAGCTTTAACTCTGTGTCTGTTGGTTTAGTAAGTCGGCCTCTTCTAAAGCCAGCAGGAGCGAACCAGGGATCCGACACAGCGTCAGTAAAGACATACTGCCTAGCTGCAAATATCGAAGGATCATAGAACTGCTCGGCACCAGCAAATGCGTTGAATACTTGCACATGAGGCCAGTAAACAGCAGCGTAAGACGAATTTAAAGCAGCCGCTCTAACATCTTGGGATGCACCGTTTATCCAATTGATAGCATCTTGAACCTCATCAAGACCAAAAGGAGGCGCAACAAGAGCGATGAAGTTTTTAGAGCTTTCAGCTAAAGTAATAAATGCATTCTGAACCGAATCATCAGTCACTCCCGGCACAAGGCCTATGGAGATGTTTAAACCATCATCGTCAAGAGCATAGATACCAGTCTTTTTAGCAGGACTTCCGACCAAGTCGGTCTCTGTTGAGCCACCACTTCGACCACCCGCAAAGTTATACGTGCCTTCAATGGTCTTAACAAATCTTGGAGTAGCTGCGGCATTGCTTTCAAAGTGTTTGCCACCTGCAAAGTGAGTTGCAGTGGCCTTAGAGCCAAATCGGTTAGGGGCAGCGTAACCGACCTGCGCGCTTGTTTCTAGCTCTGCATAGACATACTCAGATTGATTGTTAGCTGGCGTAATGTTTAAAACAAATTCAACAGAATCATTACTAGAGGGACTAAGCTCCAAAGCGTTGAAAGATTCTACTTGACCGCCGTCGTTATTGATCGCAAATTGATCTCTAACCGAAAGGTTATTAACTTCAACAGAAACACCGCGAGTGCTACCATCTCTCAAACCGCTGAGATTATAACCGGCACCTGGGTAAATTGAGTATAGGTTGAGACCAACGTTGTTGGAAACGAATCCCCTTGTAGTAACACTTGAGGTGATGTCGCCGGAACCACTAGGATCACCAGTAGAATCAAGACCTGAGAATGATAATCCTCCGGTAGAGGAAACTTGAAGTGTGGCGCCTGAACCAGCAAACCTGGACGCTAAGAAAATATCATTTCCATCTACATGAGCAAAAACGTTCTGATTACCTAATACATCTGGATTAAAAGCGTTCTTAATAATTTCAGCCGCTGTCGTAAACTCAGAAGTTTGAACCAAATTGACTGTAGCTGTAACTTCTGTGTTCGTGGTGTTGTCAGTGATAGCGTAGTAAATCGAAGATGTTTCGGTGCTTGGCACATAACCACTTACAAATACAGCGGGGCAAGCTCCAACTGTCGCGATAGCCGAGGCGTAAGCCGATGCGTCAGAACTTTTAATTCCTCTGACAAAGTAAAGCTGGTTAGTAGCCTCAAGAATCTCCAGAGCACCCTCTATACCTTGACCAGCGAGGGCTGTATCGGGAGTGCCAAAAAGTCTAAGCAAGTTTTCTTGGCTGGTGATGAGTGTAGGTGTGTTAACTGGGCCTTTATTGGCAAAGCCAACTAGGCCTACAACGCTTGAATTAATGTTCGGTGTGTAAATCGAAACATCATTTTCAAGAACTACAACGGATGGACTGGTGGGAATTGCCATAATGAACTACTCTTATTTTTTTATCTTCTTAGCAGGCTTTCTAATCTGAGGTGCAGGAGTTTGAGGATCTTCGACAATCAAGATTTTGATCATACGACGACTAACTAAATTTTCCGCAACCCTACAACTCCAAGCATTAGGAATTTCAGCCTGCCCTTTAGGAGCTAAGAAAATAGTTTTAGGACCTTCTGGTGTACCAAAAGGAAGGCTAAGACCTTGCATGCTAGTATTTTTTATGATTTTCATATAAAAGCTCCTACTATATTTACTATTTTTAAAATGGAAAGTTAATTAATTTACTGCCCTTGCAAGGATAAGTTAGTGATAGTAAGAGTATTGCCCGTTGCTATATTAGTATCAGTTCCTATATCCCACCACGCATAAATTTCTTTGTTATCAGAATAAGTAAAGGCTGAACCTACAGCCCCTGCCTCAACCAATGCAACATATCTAGCATTACTAAATGCCCCAGAAAATTGGAAAGAATTGTTTGAGGTTTGTAAGACAGCCCTTGCTGCGCTAGCACTTAGTTGTGAAGCACTTGAAACATCAAAGTTAGCTTGATCTCCCGTGCCATCTCTTAAAACCACAAGACCTGAGGTCCCCCCTAGATTGCCTGTAGGCAATGAAGATACTACGGCACCACTGAGGGAGGATTGAGCAGTTGAGCTAGTATCAGCATTAAGGGCGGAAGTCGCGGTGTTATCTAATAGAACTACTCTAAAAGTAGCATCCACTGCACCTGAGCAGAAGAACTCTTCAAACATTCTTTGCTTACCTAAATTTGTCCAAACCATTATATGAAACTCCACTAATATTTAGCTTTAACTGTATTCAAAACTAACCTTAAAACATTAAGCATCAAAGTCAGAAGACGTTGACATTCCAGAAGGTAGTCCTAAATTAATACCCACATCCTGTGTTGCAATTCTTGAAAGAGTTAGATTCACTCGTCCTGCTCTCATTCCTCTATCTAGTCCAACATCGTTACCAGGAATTTCGCCGTCTAACCCAGGATTAATAGTAGCAATGTATTGATTAGTCAATTGTGTTATTACAGGAGATACAGACAAGTTGGTGTTAGCAGATGGGCCTGATGATTCTGAATCTTTATCTTGCGTACCCTGAGTAGATTCAGCCGAACGAGCGGCGGCATTTCTTGCTGCATCACTTGTAGCATTCACGCCCCTAGTTAAGCTTCTAGTGATGTTAGGACGACCGTCTTGTAATATTGTTACGTTAAAAGTAAGAACCATTAAACGTTAAACTCCTTTATCTCGCCAGTATTTGTAAATGCAAATTTAGGACTTGGGATGTATGTTTCCAATGTGACGCTAATAGTTTTCTGCAAAACTCTGTCTCCAGTGTCAGACGCTGTAGCACTGCCAATTTCCCTCTCACTTGCTATGAATGCTTTGTTGTGAACTGAGAATTGAGTCTCTATATTCAAATCAGGACTAAACAAAGAGAAAATGCTAGATCTTAGCATGTCCATGTCAGCCTTGTATTTACACCAAATATTTACATCATAAGTAATGTTCACAGGTCTGGGTGGTAAACTTAAAACACGAGTAGCTCGTCTTTTGTCAGAATCGTAAACACTCTCACTAACTATGTTTTGATACCTCATACGATTAGAGTCGCTTTCAGTTTCTGTCTCAACGATTGTAATCATTGGTAATATCAGAGTGTTGTCTGCTTTAAGACGACCCGCTATCCTTTCAGGATTTCCATGAGAACATTTTACTTTTACACGATTAGTATTACCGTCAATGTAATACAGGTTACCAAAGATATGCAGCATACTTCTCAGGCTTTCCTTATAAACATTATCAATGACTGGTAAGAGTCTAGTTTTCGTTAGTTTAAATATTTGATTTCTAACGTTTAAGTTGTAGTTCTCACTCATTAGAATCTACCTCCTACTTGATCAGGTCGATCAAAGAAGTCTTGATTATGGGTGTCTTGAGTATCTCTCAGCAGCTTGGCATGAACCATTAAATGATAAACACCATAAGCTTCAAAGCTATCCTCTTGAACTTCAAAAACTTCAAACTTCATCTCTTGAAACTCAGGTTGTAGTACATCTCCAATGGCAATAGCTCGACCCAATAAATTCTCAGTGTAGGATTTGTTAAAAACAAACACTTGATCTATCTGCATCTCAACACCAAATTGCGATAAATTCTCTTCTATTGGGCGAGGATCATAGTGTGCCCATAAAGTTACAGGCTCAGGTGCTATGGTTTTTTGCCTGGACTCTTGATAGATATCATCAATGTCATCTGATATAACGTATTCAAATACTTTAATACGAGACCCTGATAACTTAATGTTTTCATAGTCCACCATGTTAAACAAGTTCTTGTCGTTCTTCTTTTTGAACAACGATAGTCTTGTGTCTCTCTCCTCAGGAAAGTTGGTGGGAGGAGTATTTACCTTAAATCTAGACATCAGAATATATCAAATAATGCAGGAGGTTCTATCTCACTGGTAAGCTCCTCCACTAACATCTCTTTCTCTTTTTGAGCTTCAGAAATTAATTCAGAACCGTTTAATCTAGTTCCACCCCCAGGACCGGGTAAGGTTGCATACTTACCTCGTATACCTCCCAAGATTTCTTTAGACAATGCTAAGGTGTATCTTTGAAGCCAACTCTTATAAGCATGATGCAGGGTTTCTGGGTCAAAAGCTCTAAACTCTACAAGAACACATTCATCGTTGTCCTCAGGCACGGGGAATATATGAAGAAACTTGTTATTAACAAGTTGCCATGTGGACATTTGACCTAAGACATTTTTGACTTGCTTTAGGTACTGCTGCATAAGCAGATACTGACTAACGTTATAATTGTTAAATAAGCCAGTATTCGTAAAGAACATTACAGCAAAATCAAACTCAAGTGATCCAGGGTTTGCGCCAAACTTAAAAAAGTCTCTTCGATACCAAACATCATTAAGATTATCTGCTATCTCAGGAGGAAGCTCATATACGTTTATACCAGCAGACGTATCAAATGTAGCGTATTGAGTCATCCAATCAGGAGCATGATACTCTAACTTTGAGATGGCTTCGTCAATACAAATTTGAATTTGAAAGTCGTCAAGTTCAACATCGATAACAGGGTGACCTAACTTAGCTAAAACGTAATCTTTAATAGTTCGATTAAACGTTTTAAACTCGTTTACATCCTTGAAATCTTTATTATTAAGATCAGTATCCTTTGGGCTCTTATAGTCTTTTAATCTATTACCACCATAAGTGCCATAAGACGATCCGTAAGATTTAACAATTGGTATCCCTACCTTGTCTCCGTATTCAGGCATATCAAATATATTTACCCCAGAAATGAAAAAAGGACTCAGTATAAACTGAGCCCTTTCTTCCGTTGTTAGTCGTTAACTACTAGTTAATCGGACCCTTCGTATCATACAGGCCCGGCTCCGCAAACT